ACAACCTAAAACTAAGTTCGTTGACATGGCAGACAAATCAATCGAAGACACTTTATCAAAAATCCAAGAAGGCATCGCAAAATTCGATACTTCTAAACTTGAAACAAAAATTGATGAAATCGGCAAAAAAGTCGATGGATTCGAGACTAGAATCAAGGCATTGGAAACACCAACAGACTTGCCTCTAAAACCAGCAATAACTGATGATGAGGACATTGGTGCAAAGGTAAAGGTTCCAGATACATACCAGTCAAATTCTCAGCAAGCTTCAATCAGAGATTCTGATCCAAAGAATGATATACCAGTAGATGGTTCAGGTCTAGAGATGCAAGAAAAAGCAACAACCAATGTAGTGAAATCTACTAAGGTTGATAAGGTAGAGCATTCTACTGAAACTCCCAGACCAAATGTATCACTTGAATCAGTTGAAAAATCCAAACAGGGCGATTTTAGCCCGATTTTGAAAGCTGCACGAGAAGGTGGTTATGATGGACTTTCACAAGTTGCAAGAGATATTCTTTCCGGCAAATTCTACAGACCAAATCCAGATGAGGTAGCGACATGGTAAAGATAACTACTATCGATGAGTTAGAAGCTCTATACTATGGCTACAACAGAAACCTTTTAAGAAAAGCAGACGCTCCAGTCTTAACATCCACATCTGGCGTTTTCAACGCTATTTATGGTGCTTATGCATGGGCTCAGCTTAACCTTGAGGCAAATGCATTCGGTATCCTGCCAAAATATCCATGGGATAAGTCAGGATGGCGTTTCATAACTGCAAGGTCAGCTCTTAACACAAGCGGCATTACAACCTTAGGTGGTACTGCTGAAGGTGGTTCTATTGCAGAAACCGTTAAACCAACTCTGGCAGAAATCGATGTAAGACCAAAGACAGCACAACTACCATTTAGTGCGTCAGAAGTTATGGAGTGGCTCGCCACACATAGCAAAGACGATATTTGGGGTGGTCTTGGCTCACTAAGATTATTCATGGCTGTACAACACAAGGAAAATATTAATAAAATGCTTCTAGCAGACGTCGAAAATGATGCTGCTAATGCAAGTGCAAACCACTCGGGTACAAATAATTTTGAGACACTTGACAGAATCGTATCAGCTGACGCTGAAGAGGATGCATTGGGCGGTAGTTATACCGACTTTTATGATCCTTGGAAGGGAGCAACATCAGTAGTAGACAGAGATACTGGAACTACATTTGACTCCACAGTTGATTCCGCAAGTGGAACAATCGGTACCAATGGAAGACTGACTGACGATACAATCAGAACACATCTGAGAAAGATTAGAATTGCTGCAGGAAAAGATCCTAACGTATTCTTAGGTTCACAGGAAGTTTACTCCGAGATTCAAGGCTTGTACTTGCCACAAGTTCGTATTGCAAATCCATACGGCGAGGCTCTAGTACAAATCGATGTGAACGGAATCCAGACCTTCAAAGGTACAGGCGTAGGAATTCATGTAGACTCTATCTACGGTGTTCCATTCATTCCAAGCAAAGACGCACCAAAGAACTCAAGCGATACTTCTGAAATAGGAAGATTGTTTGCTCTTGATGTATCTGATGCAGAGGGATATGGTTACCCAAGATTAGGTATACAAATTGCAATTCCAACAGAGTACTATGAAGCAACAAGACGTTCACCAGGATATCCATTCATTAACAATGCATTTGTTGAGAAAGGGGTATTCAGAACAATGGGAGAAACTGTCTGTAGACACTTCAAAGCTCAGGGTAAAATCAGAGATATAAAGCTTTAGGGGAACTGAGACATGACTCTAACGATATCTACCAGTGAATGGGAACAAGCCGGCGTAACTCCACAGAATAAAAGCATTCAATCTGCCTTAAACAGCAAGTTGAGCATATATGCTGTGAAAGTAACATTCGGCTCTGCAGATAATTACTCTACAAACGGAGTAAGTGCAGATCTCAAAGATCCGGGAAGAATTTCAACGTTAGTGGCAGTTGTTCCAACATACACTGATACTGGATTTGTCGTTCAATACGATAAGGCAAATCAGAAGATCAAGTTGTACGGGGAAGAGCAAGTCTCAGGTGAAACAACTCCAGGGGCTGCTCTAAATGAGCTGGCTAACGGAAGCACTCTAACCCAAAGCAAAGTATTTGAATTTCTAGTGTTCGGATACTAGGATTCATCCATATTTTTTCTTTTTTTAAGTAATCTTTTTATACTAACATTATAAATGTATTAATATGGTAGGCATAACTAATCAAATTACTGACGCATTAGGTGCTTCTGACGTTTTAGTTAAAGCTGGACATGGAATTATTAAAAGAGTATTTGTGACTCTGAAAGGATCATCTGGTGACAAAATGGTACTAAAAGATGGCACTACTGGAAGCGGTTCCGTAATAACAACCATTCATGGTGAAGACACACAGAATATGGTTTGGGTCGACGTTCCATTTGTAAGTGGACTTTATGCAGATTTCACGGGAACTACTGCAAGATACATAATCGCATACGAATAAATCTAATAAACTTTAAGTACTAACAACACTTTTCTTTTATATATGGCTACAACTTATTGTACTATAACACACGTGGCTGATTTTCTTAGGATACCAATAGATAAAAACAGTGTTCCAAACACAGACCAAGTTGAGAAACTAATAAACAGAAATGAAGATAAAATAGAAAGAAGGACTGGTCACGCGTGGAGGAGTAGAACCATAACAAATGAAGTTCATCATTTACCATTAATATATACATTTGGGTGGGGGACACCTATATATTTACAACATAGAAACATAAAAACAATAGATTCTGCACAGGGAGATAAAATAGAAGTGTGGAACGGTTCTTTATATGAAGACATTACATCTACAACAAGTGGATTTAATTTAGAACCATTTTATGGTGTTCTACATTTAAGAGGATATTTATTTTCAATTTTAAGGGATAGAAGGATACGAGTGTCTTACAGGTTCGGTGATACAACAGTTCCAGGGGACATAGAAGAAGCATGCATTAAGCTCACGGCAATAGATATTGTTGGCGCTTCCTTTAGGATGGACATATTACCAATGGGCTCACAAGGTATTTCCCCTACAGAAGCAATAGAAAGATGGAAAGAAGACGTTGATAGGATAATCAGAAACCGCGAAGAAATATTTATCATACCGTAATATGTTCAAATTTAAAAAATCAGCCCTTAATGAAGTAGGAGAGAAACTTCTTCATGACATAGGAATAGACTTAAGAGGAAAACTTAGGGAAGAGATAAGATTGATGGGTTATAAATATTCCACAGCTAGGAAAGTTAACTTTTATGAAAAAGATAAAATAGTTGGTTCTCATGCATACTCTATTGCGGTTTTGGATTCTGGCAGGGTACCAGGAACATATCCACCATTTAAAAAGATATTTTATTGGGTAAAATACATAAAAGATAATGGGGCTTTTGCAGGAAAAGATTTTGAAACTTTGAAATCGATGACTGGAAGGGTAATGAATAAGATAAAATATGAAGGAATAGATGCAACGTGGTTTGCAAAAAATGTTTTGAAGGACTTTACATCATGAGTATAACTCTTTATGACGCAATGGATGATTTACTTGATCTGCTTTCAACTAACTGGACAAGTAATGGAGGAGAAAAACCAGAGATTACAAAGGTCTGGGATAAGAAAACAACTGGATTTGGTGAGGATTTCCGGGACCAAATTATATTAGATCCACAAAAAGAAAAAATATCAGCATTTTCACTACACGCTGATTCCTTTCTCAATGAAGTTCCAATAACCATAGATGTGAGGACATATTCTGGTGAAAAAAGACATAATGCCATGATGAAAGAAATAGCAAGAATTTTAAAAAAGAATGTAAGAACAACAACTGGTTATATGGATAGGAGGATTATAGGCTTTTCATCGTTTAACAGGGAATATAGGAACATGTTTAGGGCAACAATAGACGTTATTTACAGGGAAGTCGATTCTGTATAATAATTGGGGACAATCTTTATTAACTAAAAGGACTTCAGTATAAATAGTCATGGCTAATAGTGTTAGAACAGGTGCGTTTGGTTATCTAAGATGGGGTTTAGAGACAACATATGGCACCGCAGCAGTTAATCTTAACAAAGTTTTCGGTTTTGAACAGAAAATAACAAACTGGTCATACTCTAACAACAGAGTAGTCCTTTCAGAACTTAATAGATTGTTCCCAAAGACCTTTGCATATGGACAAGCAAGAGGTTCTATTGGCATAGATTTTATTTTATCATCTCCATGGTTTTTTGAGCTATTATTTGATGCAAGAAGCTCAACAATTTCTGGGGCTCCAAACACATATAACTATTCAATATCAAGCAAGGCAATTCAACCATTTACTATTCAGGTTGGATTTGACCAAACAGACCAGGATAACATGAGAAACCTTCAGGGTTGTATCTTAAACACACTTTCTTTAAAAAGTACTGTGGGGGAAACTGTAAGAGGATCTGCTGATGTGGCATATTCTAAAGAGGTTTCCACCGGATTAACATTTGAACCTAATCATCCCACAGAATCAGACACCAAACACTTCAACTTTCCATACACATTTGCACATGGAACATTGGAGTATCCAGACGGAACAGTAATAGCACAGCTTCAGGAGGTAGAAATAACATTCAATCAAAACCCAGATTTACTATACTCTCATTCTAGCAGTGTAGCAACTTCTGCATATAGAAGATTGTTTGAAGTAACAGGAAGATTCAAGGCGTCATGGTTAGACATGACTCAATTAAACAAATTCTATGCACAAATAGCAGCAAACTCACAAACACTAGCAAGAACACAACCAACACTTAATCTTGATTTTAATAATGGTTTGAGTGGGGATAATCAGAATAAAATAGAAATAAAAGCAACAGATATAGGACTAGGAGAGCATACAGTCAGTGGATTCGAACCAAATGAACCTGTGTTTGAAGAAATTACATGGCAATTAGCAGGTTGTACTGTTGATATCTCAAGTGACGTGACTATACCAGACGATTAAGACTTAAATACAACCTTTTTATTATCATTGGTAATGATAAAACGATTTACTATTGAGGTCGAAGGCACAAAACATGAAGTAGAGTATGAATCTGATATACCATGGGGTGATACTGAACAGATTATTAGAAGCAGTGTAGACCTCTCAAATATACAAAGTCCTCAGGTCAAAATGGACGAGTATAGAATTCAGATAATCATGAGAACGTTGAAAAAGGCACCATTTAATCACAGAGATCCTAGGGAAATACGATCACAAAAGACAAGTACAATAAATCAAATCATGGAGGAGGTCATGAAAGACTACCCTTTAGCGAAATCCTTGGGGGACTGGATGACGAGTTTCGTGGGTCCGGAAGTGATAGGATCAGCGATACCGTCTATGGACTCTGCGCAACCCTCTATCAATGGGATAAAGAAACCGTTGACAGACAGCCAACCAAGTGGTTAAAAAAAGTACTTCAATTCACAACTAAAACCATGAAAGACATGATGCCTAAATTTAGAATTTAGATAAACTTTATAGGCGTTGACGTTTTAGACATATATAGTCATGGCTGAATATAAACTAAAAATAGAAATAGACGTAGAAGAAGCAAAAAAACAGCTTTTTGAGTTAGCAAAAGCGATGAAATTCCCATATGGTAGTGGAAGAGGAGGCGAACAATATGAAGCAACTATTAACCGAATGTATAAAGTGTCAGATACTACTATGTCACACACAAAAGCTGGAGCAGATGCCATGGCAAGACAGCTTTTTATCGTACAATCAAGAAATGAGACGCATAGGAAAGACTTTGAAATGGAAATGCAGCGGTTGAAGTTTATAAGAAACGAAAGAATGATAAGAAAAGTCTTCGGGGGATTATTAGGAGGAATGGGATTAGCTGGATTAGGAAAGAAAATAATAGATTCATCACCACTTCTACAGTCTGTGTTGAAACTAATTAGTACGGCAGTAATGTTCTATCTAAGACCAATAGGAGATTTCATAGGATTCGTTTTACTACCATTTACTCTACTAATGTTACAGCACGCGATAAAGTTTTATCAGGTATACGGACCACGTCTGATGAAGGCAGCAGAGCAATTTAATAAGGGTGACTGGGTGGGAGGCCTCACCACAATTATATTTGGTGAAGGTGGTACGACAGAAAAACAGAAGCAACAAGCGAAGGAGAGGTGGCGGCCCGGTGTGCATAAAGATCAACAAGCCAAACGCCTTGAAGATGCAAAGAAATCGTGGGCTGATGCAGTGAAGTGGTGGGAAGACAAGTGGAAAGATGCAGCGAAATGGGTTGAAGACAACTGGCCAAAAAATATATCATTTATGACCGCAGCTTTTGCTTCCACTGGAGAAGAGGTGGACAAGGCAGGAGAAACGTTGACGGATTTCAACTCAATAGTAGAATTTGTTTATAACGAATTGAAAAAAAGATTTACAATTTCTCCGGACCATCGTAAGTTTGGAACTGAACAAAAAGAACATAGAATTAATCAAGGATTAGTATATATGCCGAAAGTAAGATATGATCAATTAGTTAAAGCTTGGGGAAAGAGCAGGACTGATGAATATATGAAGAAAAAGGGATATGCTGGCGTTGCACAAGAACATACTGGTTCGCCAAATATTGACCGTAAACACGGAAACGAGGGTTTCGCTTCTTCCAATCTGTCAAACGTAAATAACACTACAAAAAATACAACTCAAAACACAACAAATAATTATATTATGTCTGTTAGCGGAAAAGACCTTCAGGATTCTATGGCTGACGCGAGACAACAATGGTACACAAAGAGGATTTATACGAAATAACATGGTAGAAGTATTACTACAGAAATTGAATACTAGTAACGAACCAATTATAACATATGTCGCCGATAATCTAACTCAGTTTAATTTAGATCTTAATACTCCTGTATCACCATATCCAATTCCTCAGAAGAATGCAGACGAGCAGATACTTGTTAAAATAATGGGTAACTCCGCACAGATACAATTTTCCTGGATATTGCATACTGGGGAAGATATAAGTTCAACTCTTGGTTCTTTTGCTTTGGGATTAAAAAAATTTACTTGTTCTGGAGGAACAGCACCGGTATCTAGTGAAATCGGAAGGAAGGTAACAGACGACGGAGTAGTTATAGGCTATTTAATGTCAGCAGGTAATCCATGGCTTGTTGCAACTAATAAAACCCCCGCAGCAGGCTCTATAATGTCAGTCGTGGGGGGAACAGGCTCACAGACACTTTCATCATCAGTAGATACAAAAATAATAGATAATTTTCTTACACCAAATGAACAAGTAACATTCTTCAAAGAGGTATTCCAACCAGTAGAAGTTGCTGACAAGTTTAGAATACATATAAACGATGTTGGCGCAACACCTATTGTGGCTGACGGATTCTACCACACACAATCATTTAGTATAAGTGCCGATCAACCGATAACCTGGAATGGTAATGTAGTATTCCTCATAGGAGATAATATAGTTGCATTTGAAGCAGACTCACCGTCACAACCACAAAACTTGAGTTTATCGTCAGGCCCAGGACAGTTCAGTGCTTCGTGGACAGCACCATCATCATCTGGCGGGTCGTCTCTATCAGATTATAGAGTATACTATAAAAAACAAACAGAGACTATGTGGGGATATCAAAACGTAGGTAGTACAGCAACTAGTAAGACTATAACTGGTTTGGAATCTGGAAAATTTTATCAAGTTAAAGTTGCAGGAATTAATGGTTCTGGTGTTGGTCGCAATTCAGCCATACAAGAGGTAAAAACAACATAAGGATAGTGATAATATAACATGCCACGAGTTAAAACCATAGCTGTAAACACTTCAGGAGAGAAAAGAGATGTAGAATTATATGAATCAATAGTAACAAGAGATGGAGACAGAGCAGTAGATTCAGCGGAATTTCGTTTTCCTGTAAATGCAATAGTTGATATAAGCGATACTATATATTATATTCAGGACGTAACAAACCTTGACTCACTGACAGCGATATGGAATTTTCAGTACAGTGCAAGAGACGAGTCAGGAAATTTTCTAGATGGTAACGACGGAACTGGAGGATACACTGCAGACTTTATTAACCCGAAAACGGCACCAAATAACTCAGGTAAATTTGAAGATTTATACTCAATAAGATTTAATAATATAAATGAAGAAGTAACCGTACCACATAATACAAAATTTGACTTTTCAGGACAATTTGATATATTTATATGGTATATTGCTGACGCAGTTCATTTTGGAGGCAATTCTAATGGTAAAAAACAGATTATTTTCAGTAAATTTGATAGTGATGCAGGCGGAAACGGAATAGAAATAGGTGGCTATTATTATGCCACTGGCACCTTCGGGCCTGCCTGGCACATCTATGCACGTATTAGGCAGAATGGAACAACTACAGAAATACAGGGAACAAGTAATACTTATTATTTTGCAACAGGATCCAAGTCCGTGATGATAAGACTCTCTAGGGATTCTAATAATGATGTAAAACTATTTATAGAAAAAATACAGGACGGTGGAACACAAAACATATCAGGAAGTTTAAGTAACACAAAAGATATAAAAATAGGGACAAATTCTGATGGTACGGAAGACTATTCAGGAATAATACATCAAATTCGTGTATATTGTGGCAGGACTTTATCTTCTGATGAATCAGACGCGGTGTATAATGCTATACCCCAACCATTAACAATGAAATTTGCCGGAGCGGTATGGAAAAAAGAGGATGGTACTGATGACAAGAAAGTATTTTGTACAGGACTTGGATCTTTTATCATGAGAACAAACGTTACTAAGGCATTATTAGACAACCTTGCCGGGGATAATATATTTTCAAATATGAAACCTGGAGAAATCATTAAAAGTATTGTTGGGCAGATAGATTCCAATTGGATAGTCGCTGACACTGCCCCAGGGACAGCTAATATTACAAAGTTTGTTGCAGAAGGAAACCTCCAAACATTAATAGAATTTCTTGTTTTATTTGACCAGGATGTGTTTTGGACATCACCAAGAAAAGTCTTGATAAAAGAACCTAACAGAAAAAGCAGGTATGCGTTTACAGAACACTCATATGACATAACAAATACTGGAGACGATGACTCTATGACGGTAAATGATTTGGAAATTATGGGACAGAATTTCTTATACTCACAGGAAGAGTCGATTACTGCAACATCCTCACAAACAGTATTCACATTATCAGATAATCCAATAAATCTTAGAGTTTATGATAATGGTGTATTTCAGGATCCACAGGGTGCATCTGGATATACGGTAGATTTTGAAAATAAACAAGTTACTTTCAGCACTGGTAGAACTGCAGGTAATACAATAAGGTTTGAATATGATTATGAGGACATGAGAACAACAGGATCAAATCTGGATAATACTGCATACGTAGTAAAGACTGACACAACATCAATTAATAAAATAGGAAGATATTCCAGAAGGCTATATGCACCGTATTATAGAACTAGAGCTAACCTTAATACCATTGCTACTAATTATGTTACAGGTGATGCTGGTCATAAAGATATTGATAAGAGAGTAAAATTAGTGATACCAGGTCTTGCAAATTATCTAAGGGAACACTGGAAAATATCTGTATCTAATAGTTTGACAGGAATCAGTTTTCCCATAGGGACAGCTCCTAACAACGGAATTAAAATAAAATCAATTGAATGGAGATTTCCAGAGGGTATAACAATAGTTCAGTGTGGACAGCATAAGTTTAATGACTTTGAGATAGAAAAAAGGAAGGTTGATGCTATGGAGGGTTTTTCTTCTTCATTAGTTAAAACCAAGGTTACATAGTCAATAATCTTTATAAGTACCCAATCTTAAAGTATTTATATGGTATCTATTATTGAACAGTTTGGCACTATAGACGAAAGAATAGAAGATTTTAACTCTTGGAAGGACAAATTACCTAATTATATATCTAAAAATAAGCCTCTTAATCCAGCAGATAATATTTGTATAGTAAGAAGCAGGCATTCTGAGGATAAGGATGAGGTCTATAAAGAATGGTTTTACACTCATAATATTGTAACAGATTCCGGCGACTTGTATTATGCACAAAGGGCTTCCGGGGAATCACCTACATCAGTATTCCATACATCAGGAACAGGAAAACAGGAACTAAGGACTGGTTCTGCAACGCCGGCAAAAACAAATACATATACAAACGTAACAACTCCAGTAACAGCATCACGTAAAAACATGAATTCTGGATATCCAAAAACAAGTGACTCAGATTCAGATAACACTGGTTCTGGAACAGATATAGTTACATGGTTAACCTCCTGGACAACTGGAGACTTTTCAGCAACATCAATTATAGGCGGATGTATACATGAAGGCGGTTCATCACCATCAAGTGCTACTAAACTTTTAACTCATTGGTCAATATCAAGTTTTGATAAGACGTCTTCAGACACATTGAAGATATTCGTCAATCACACATTCAACGGAGTTTAAATGTAAATGGCCCAAGGAATGGGTAAACTCTTCAAAATGTTAGAGAGAATCAATAGAACAAACTGTTTACCAGATTCTGGAATGAATGCTAGAGTAAAAGTGGGGGAAAATATCACCATCATAAAGACCGATAATAAAGGGAAAAGGAAGATTATAAATGGCTAGAGTTCAATTTGGTAAGCACACAACAAATGTCGTAGTTGCAGACGACGGAACATCACCTGTTGGTTCAGATGAATGGAATGCTGCACCAAGTCAGGTTGGAATGCTTGGGTTTGATATAGCAAGCAAGACAATTTCATCAGGAGCATTATCAGTAACTGATACAACGACCACTGTTGCCGGGGAAGGATCATCAGCAGATGATTTGGATTTCATTACATATGGCTCTTCACCAGACATAGACCAAGAAGATATTATATTTTTATATAAAGGATCACAAGTCATAACAGTAAGACATAACCAATCATCACCACCATCAAACTCGGGGGCAATAATCCTAATAGGAGCACAAAACAAAACACTTGATACCAACATACCTTTAGTCTTACAGAGAAGAAGTAATTCATTCTATGAAATAGTGGCAATAGACCCATTAACAACAACCGGAACACAAACTGTAACAAACAAGACAATAAATGGATCTAATAACACAATCACTAATCTTGCACACGGTGCAGCAGTGGATAATCCAACATCCGGTGTGCATGGTGTAACTGGCAGTGTTGTAGGAACAACTGATACTCAAACTCTTAGCAACAAGACTTTAACAGCTCCGGTTTTAGGTACGCCATTAAGTGGAACTTTAACAAATTGTTCAGGATTACCAGTAGCCGGAATCACAGCATCAACTTCCACTGCATTAGGTGTGGGAAGTATTGAGTTAGGTCATGCTACTGATACTACTATATCCCGTTCATCTTCAGGAGTAATAGCTGTTGAGGGTGTAAATGTTGTAACAACTTCATCAACAGATACGCTGACAAACAAAACACTGACTGCTCCAAAGTTTGCAGATCTTGGATATATAGCAGATACGAGTAATTATGAATTTATCATTTTCGATAGTAATACAAACGCTGTAAACGAAATAAAAATATCAAATGCAGCAAGTGCTGATGCTCCAGAAATAGCAGCAAGTGGAGATGGAGCAAATGTTTCACTAAAACTTGCTCCAAAGGGAACAGGTGTTGTATTTGGTGC